GCACTTCGTTGATTTCAGAAACCTGTTTTAGCTCTTCGATTTGACGTACTTCGTTGATTTCAGAAACCTGTTTTAGCTCTTCAATTTGACGCACTTCGTTGATTTCAGAAACCTGTTTTAGCTCTTCAATTTGACGCACTTCGTTGATTTCAGAAACCTGTTTTAGCTCTTCGATTTGACGTACTTCGTTGATTTCAGAAACCTGTTTTAGCTCTTCAATTTGACGCACTTCGTTGATTTCAGAAACCTGTTTTAGCTCTTCGATTTGACGTACTTCGTTGATTTCAGAAACCTGTTTTAGCTCTTCAATTTTGCGCACTTCGTTGATTTCAGAAACCTGTTTTAGCTCTTCGATTTGACGTACTTCGTTGATTTCTGTCAATTGCTTGACAGCTTCGATATGGGGGGGGGCAACAACCACAGAAACCTGTTTGGCCGCTTCAATTTGTGGAGTATTAACAGCGTTAGAAACGTGCTTGACTGCCTCAACTTTTAGCGTTTGAGCAACCTTGGCCACTGGCTTGACTGCTTCAATTTCGGGCGTTTCAGTTATTGCATTAACCTGCCTGACCGTTTGTACAACTTCTGCGACATTATTTTCACCGGCAAACCAATTAACAATCTCGCCAAACGCCTCCTTAATAGCTGAGATTGGAGACATTACAGCATCAACAATCCAATCTAAAAAGCCGCTAGCTAAGTCCTTTATGCCGCCCCATAAACCACTGAAAAATGCGGTGATAGGTTGCCATGAGGATATAATAAGACCCAGTGGTGTCCAAGACAATAACATCGTAAATAGATCCCACGCACCACTAAACTCCGACTTCACACTTCCCCATAAATCCCCGAAAAACCGCGAAACAGGTGTCCAATCATCAACTAACGACAACCCCCACGCCGCAAGCGCCACGATCGCGACTATCAACAATCCGATAGGGTTAGCCATAAGGATCAGGTTAAACAGGGTCATAGCACCAGACATAACACCGGTTGAAATCGCTGCAGCCTTGCTTGCTACAGACATAGCAATAGTGGCGGTGGTATTGGCTATCGCTGCCACTTTACTGGCAATCATAGACCCCTTTGCACGTAGATTTGATAAAGTGAAAAAGTCTAACGCTGCTCGAGCGCTGATCAGGGAGTTTGAGAAAAAGGCAATGGAAAAACGCGCGGCAATGCTGGCCACTTTAAACGCGATGAGTCCAACCACGGCAAACGCAATGACTTGACTTAACAGCGGGAATGTTTGAATAAAACTATCTAATCCTGTTGCAAAGCCACCGATTACGGACCCAATAGCAACAAGTGCAGGGCTAAACAATTTACCCACGGTATAAGCCAAGTTATCGATACGCTGAGTAACAATTGTTAAGCTTTCCGCAGGACCATGACCAATCGCGTCGGCCATTTCCATTGTAGTTGACATTCCTTTGGCCAGTTCGCCTTGCATTTCGACAGTTTTACCGGTTAATTCATCCAGTTTAGGTAATAACATATCGATCATGTCGACCGCTTCTTTTGTGCCAAACGCTTTTTTAAGCTCTTGTTTAGCCATGTCATTTAGCGTACCGCCATACTTGTCACTGATGGCCGTTAAAATATCCCCTGTTGATAGTAAATCACCGTTGGCGTTGTGAACTTGTATACCCAGTTTTTCTGATGCTTTACCCGCATTCGCTAAAAATTGCTGGTATTTTGTAGCAGCTTGACCGCCCTTAAACGTGGCAGACAACATACCGCCCACCGCTAACTGTTCGGCCAAACTTTGTTTCGCTTGAGTTGCAGACGCGCCTAGGGTTTGCATATATTGACTAATTTTATCACCGTCGGTTTTAAACATTTTTACCGAGGACGAAATACCTGCACTGAAATATTTGCCGAACTCTAAATCCTTATCGGCTTTTGATAACGTATCCCAATCTTTGATAACCGAGGCACCAAACTGGGTAAATTGCTCTCGATAGATTGAATAGCCGGTTGCAAATAAATCGGTCATTGTGCCAACTGAAGCCTTTGTCCCTGTTGCAGTTAATGCGGCTATTTTTGTGAATTCGCCCACGGCAACATCAGATAAAGAATAAATGCCAGATTTAATATCATACGATGCTTTGATAAAATCTGTGGTTGTGGTGCCTGCCCACTGGCTAGAAAAATCACGGGAAGCTTTGGTGATCTCCTCAATTCCCTGGGAGCTAATGCCTAATGATTTTATTTCACCCTGGGCAGATGAAACATCACCGTACGCGTCAACTAATCTTTTTAACCCATAAACGGCCACACCAACACCGATGATATCCGCAGATGCAGAGGCGCGCATTTGACTGTTTCGGTCACGGATTTTAGCCAAGGCTTTTTGCTTGTTAGCTGTTTCAGATAGTTTTTGTTGATTTTTATCTAACTCTTGATTGTACTGTTTAGTTTGCTCTCGGATCTTGCGCGTGGCTTCATTGAGTTTATTTGTAGCCACACCCGCGCCCGTCAAACGTGATCGTAATTGTTGTAATTCGGTTTGTTCTCGTTGATGGCTCGCGCTAAGTTTTTTTACCTCTGTTTGAGCGCGTTTAAATTCAGCCGTTAATTTTCTGGTAGGTTGGGTTGTCTTATTTAGTTCAGCACCTAAGCGGCTTGCCTTTGATTTTGCGGCGTCTAACGAAATGCCCGAGACGTCAATTTGTGACTTCAACTTTCTAAAATGCTCGATATCTTTAGTGGTTGCCCCAAGCTTTTTTAACTTAGCCTGATTGTCTTCAATTTTTGACGATAAATGAGTGACATTTTTAGTGACGTTACGGATCGGTGCTGTGATTTTATCAATCAACCCCATCACCATATTCAATTTCATATTTTTATCTGACATAATTACATCTTATAAAGGAAAAAATAACAACCTATCGTCATCGGTTGTTATTTAGATTTTTCTACACTTTCCATACGCTCACCCGCGATCCGATGCCAATCAAGCAACTCATCCAGGTACATTGACGCAGTACACGATGGACCCCACCCCGTAAAAACGAGATATAGATCGGCCTCTAGCTCCATTACATCAGTTGTGCAAGTTTCGAGGCCACGAAAAAACTGGCAACTTCCGCCTGTATTGTCAAAACGTCTTCAACATCTAATGTTAAAAACTCAGCTTCGGTTATGTCAGTGATCCGTGGGATTAGTTTTTTATGACTGTCAAAATCTAGTTCGACAATCGCCGTGGTTTTTAAACCCCGCAAATGACCGGCTTTCGGTTTTTCGATAGATAGTTCTTGGATTATTTTTTCGCCGCGCTTGAAAGGCACAACTAATGTCACTAGGGTTTCGTTTGAACTCATTACATTTTACTCTTAAAAAATAGTATTAAAAAAGCCCATCTCATGCATGAGATGGGCCAATAATTAGGTGGGTTACTGTGCTAGCGCTTCACGTATTTTCGTGTTTCGGTCGATACCATTAACACGGAAAATGTTGTTTTCTTTGTCAATATGAATAATTTCTTTGGAGTCTAGTTCGAGCGTAAAAACCTCAACGCAAATAGCAAATTTAGTGGTGACTTCCGTTTCTGGCTTAAACTCGCCAAATTCGACTTCTTTCCACAGCCCTTGCATGCTAACAACCAATGTAGAAATATCATCGCCCGTATCGATGGCGCCACGTAAAACTAACGTTTCGTCACGACTAGCACGGTCGCCGATCAGACCAAGCACCTCGCTCGAATACTGCGAAATAGTAATGCTTGATTCGAGTTTTTCGAGTTTACCGATATCACGTTCAACATCTCCCGCAAAACCTGCCAGGACCATGTCAGTGGTTTTAGTCACGATTTTAGGGAGGGTTGCCACATTAGCGATCCCTACAAATGATTTATTTTTGATGAAACAATTAATGTCTCTAACTATACTGGGTAATGCCATAATATTTAATGTCCTAATTTAGAAAAATGCTGGCACTTTTAAACGGATTAAACGTGCCAGAATAAAGTGCTGGGTAACGATCAGCTAAAAATAGCTTGGTTGTATTTGTTAGTGATGTGCTGTCTAAACGTCATGCGCTCAGCAACGTCGTAAAAACCTAAATCATAATCCCAGTAAACCTGCCCGGTACCCATGGCAGCCACGTTAAGCTCTTTATCTATCCAGCACTCACCGCCCGATATAACCTGTCGAGATATTAGGCGACGAATTAAGCCGCCGACTCGATTTTTAACGCCTTGTGCATACGACTTGGTGACGTTGCGATCAAGCATTTCTTGGTGCGCATAAAGTATCGAATCACCGACGATGTAGCGAATACGCTGTTGCGGTAATGCATTACCGTTCGTTAAACGGTTACCCCATAAGTACCACCCACCTTGTTGGTTAACAGCCACCGTCACGTTGGCCATGTTGTACAGATTGGCTTTACTGGTTTTGCTACCCATTGCGTGATCAATGATTTCAACTGTCCGCAATACGCCGTAAATTTTACGATTAGAGGGGCTATTCCAATACCCCTCTTCGTTGTCTACTCGTACAATATGACCCGCCACGGTGGCCGACATATAGCGCTCAACGTCGGCTTTTGCTACTGCATCAAAAAATACAAACCCACCGTTTAAAAAATAAACGCCATCATAGTTAGCAGCCGCATTTATAACAGCGGAATACCCCCCGGCATGATCACCATCGATCAACGCTATAGCATTTAGTTTTTTAGCTATAGACGCCATTTCAGCGCCCACGGCTGGTAAATGGCTGTACTGAGGCGCAATGATTAATCGAGGACGCAAACCGAGCACAGACTCAGCACTCAACAAAGCGTTAAGCCCTGAAAATGCATTCAAATCATTATCAATTGCGCCTATAATTTTTGCTATTTGCGTGGATTCGTCTTCGTCCTCACCTTCACGCACGACGACAATTAACGAGCCGCTTTGACGATAGATGTCTTCAAGGGCTGCACGTAAAGAGCCTGTTGTGCCTGCCGACGCTATCATTTTTTTACTGTTAACTAATACAGGCAGGCCGATGGGAAAAACCGATGCATCTGCATCGTCAGCGGTGGCAACTAAACCGATTACCGATGATGCCAGAACTTCAATCGGCTTCTCGCCATTTTCTAAAAAATACTGTTCAACGCCGTGAAATACTAATGACATTTCATTTTCCTTTTGTTAATGATGTTTAAAAATTTTTAATCGTTGTGCATAAAAAAACCCACTATTAATAGTGGGTTTTTAGTTTTTGAATTTTGAATTTTGAATTAAATGACCTTAAACACATGCTCATCAATGTTGAATTTAAAGCGCGCTAATTCATCGGGACTCAATTCTGAATTGAGTAAATCACTATTCACTATCCATTCTCCGCCTGTTTTGAAATTGATTTCGATAGTAAACGATCCGTCGGATGCAATATCAGCGATCATGTACGCCTCGCGTCCGGTATCAGTACGCAAAAACGGGACGCGGAATTTCTTCAATCCCATGTCAAACATCAGTTTTAGTCCCGTTCCAATTGCTACTGAATTGGAGTTTTCAGACACCGTATACTGAGTATCTTTATCGTCAAAATCAGGCAATGTGTTAGATGGCTTTTCGATGACAATGGTAATTAATTGCACGTTGACCGGTGCTTTTATCGTAATTCTACGAAATACAGAGGTAACTCCATTATCATCTTCTAGTCTATCGCCATTTTTTGGCAGCATGTTAGGATGTGTTAAGTTTTTCATTATTAGATACTGTCCTATATCGCTTGTGCGTCAGCAATGAGTTTCCATGGCAAGCGCTCTTCCGTTAAATCTGGTAAAAACTTACCTGCAGCGTAACTAAAATAATGAACGTTTGATGTATTTGTAGTCGTTGAGCAAAGGTTAATTACCTCCAGTCCATCTCTAGATGTCAATAACCAACCCTTATTAATTGCATTAATAGGGGTTGAGATTAACGCTTGAGACCATGTTTTACCGGCATTATGAGTGGCTGCTACAATTTGCGTTAAAGAATTATTATTGCTGTTTTTTTGATGGATATAACTGATATGAATACTTCCCGATTCTTTTGCCATTGTCACATTAGTTAAACGGGTGTATGTACCATTCAAATTATGATACATATTGGGTGTCGAAAACTCTGACCAGTCATCCCCGCCATTAGATGTGTACTGTATACGACATTTTTCCGTATCCGCTATAATCATTTTTTGACCATCTGCGCTCACTTTACATAATAATTTCGGATGAGTGGAAAACGGACCGAGTAGCGGAACAGACACAAACGTTACACCTCCGTCTTTAGACAATTCTACCGTTTCATTCTGAACAAAGACGAGAATTGTTTGTAAATCATCACTCGCATCTAAACTAACAATACCGTTGCTGCTAAATCTATGTATGATACTAGCAGTAACTAAGTCAGTCGATTTCAGTATGCCAGACACAGGGCCATCGCAACATTGAACAGCTATTAAGAACGAGGTTCCAGTGCTGTGACACGCTATCGCGTCAGGCGATCCTGAGGCAACACCAACAGCACCATACCCTCTTATTGGCCCTAGTGTAGTGCCTTGGTTTTGAGTAACCGTCCACTCGATTTTGTTCGTACAATCTGCAAATAAAATTAACGTTTCACCGTCTGAACTACCCACTATCCCTCGACACATAAAAGATAACGAAAATGCAACCTGGCCAATAGGTACAAAATCGCCTTCAACAGTCCATTTATGAATCGAACTATTATTAGATCTAACGGACATGCCCATGACGTTTCCGTTATCCACATTGCCACCAATATTATACATGAAATGACAGCTACCTAAGAAAACATCTGAAACATTATTTGTCGATATTGGCGTTTTTTGCGCGAGAATCGGGTATTCGGCAGAGTCAACAACACTGCCATTTGGAATAATGAGCCGCTTGCCGTCCGGCAATACATCATTATCTGTTACTTTGTAATCGCCTATTTCATTCCCGCCGCCTCCACTGCCCGCGCCGCCGCCTTCTAATTTTGTAGATATCATACTTTCCATATTCCTTTCACGTTTACAACACTGTGGATCACGCCTGATTCTGTTATTTCGCAAATGTCAGAATCAACGCCCCTGACTTTTATTTTATTTTTTTGATTGTCTAAAAAGCTAGGGGCTAATAATCGACATTGATTAACATCGCTAAGGACGACCGAATCATCAACTAAAAATCTAAACTCAGTGCCGCTTTCAGGTATCTGTAAGTCACCTGCCGCAGTGAATATATGCAATTTACTTAACGTTGCAGTGACATTGCCGGCTATTTCCACATGATTATCTTTTTCGTCCGCATGATTTTTAGCCCGTTGTAACACATTATCGGCGTAATCTCGCGTGGCTAAAACAACGCTCGGATCGATCAATAAATTAATCGTTGCGGTATTGTCTGTTACAAAAACAATTCGAACATTAACCTCTGATATTGCACCATTGGCCGCTGCGCTTTTATAACTCGGTGGGTATTTAGCAATACCATAGCAAATGCCCGTATCAGTAAAAAACGCCGCTTCTCTTATTGTAAATCCACCAACATGCTCGGGTACAACGCCTTCTAGAATAAATTGATTGGGTTTTTCAGGGTCATAAATAATGTTATTAATGGCCCCCCTGTATCGCTCATTGACTAATGCAGTCTCATAACCAGTCGGATCGTATTCAACCCCTGCGCTGTCGCCGACTGCGAATTCAGTTAAATTGACAGATTCATCTGATCCCTTGGCATTTGATTCTGCAGCAAATCCAGATTGGGTGACTAAAGAATAGTAGTTCATAGTTTTGGGTTTACCGTTTGTTTGATTGAAGTTTTCATCACTGCACCGCGATAAAACAAACCTTGTTGAGTTATATCAGTGAACAAATATGGCTGGACAATCGTTTTTATGTGTAAAGTTTTCATCACTGCACCGCGATAAAACAACCCAGTTCGGCTTATCTCGTTTAATAGGGATGGCTGGACAGTCGTTGTGATTGCATTTTGCATGAAAGATGCTGAAAACATTTTACTCTGACGCTCTAAAATGAGGCGTAATAAATAATGTGCAGTGGCACGTTTATTATTTTTAATCGCAGTGTGAATAGAGCCACTTAGTTTTTCTGTTATACCCTGATCATTAACCAATATATCGACGTTAAATGTTCCGGGCACACCATTGGGTTCGGTTTCAAACCATTCTGTGATTTCAGTGTCGAGTGAAAGCGAATTTAACCCGTGCTCAATGGCAGGACGGGTACCTTTAATTTTGTGCAAATCGAGTGAGTTAGCAACAACCTGACGTTTAATATTTTCAGGCCACTCGCTCACCCAATCATCAACTGATAGCGCCCACGCTAAAAACGGCAAAACATCAACGGGGCAGGTTAACGGATCCCATAATTTGTTTAATGGTATATCAATCTCATGCATTCGAGCGATGGCCAGATCCAGCCCCCTCTCTAGATCTGATAAATTGCCTGGCAATAAAGATTCAGTCACTAAAGCACCACCTTGGTCAGTGTGATACCGGTGCAATTCGGGGCTTGATTGTATAAACAAACAATGTCAGTCCAGTTGGTTAATGCGACACGCTCAACGCCTTCAACGGTCAACGCCCAGTGCACACTGGATACGTTAACTTGCCCTTTTAATATTCGACGTTGCTCAACATAAATATCAATACGTGCCTGAGCGGTGGCTAACGCGATTTCACCATCTGGCCCAGATTTCATATAAAGCGTAGCGGTTACCGTATAGTTAACCAGTTCAGCCGCTTTTACAGTGACGTGATCAGTGATGGGTCTGCGCGGCCACAAATACGCTTCCACTAAATCTAGCAAATTTTGTTCAGGCACCCCCGTTTTCGCCAATATATAAACGTCCATTTGGACCGGAGCGGGGCTGTTCACTTCAACCGCTTTAACGTCAGCGCTGGCGCTTAAAGCGTGGAATTTATACGCATCATCGGGACCAGCAACAGATAATCCCTCTGGGGATTGTTGTAATCTGTTTTTAAAATCACCGTCTTGTTCCTCCGTCAGTCTCAAAACGGGCGATCCGTCGGGATGGCGATAATACGTCACACCAAGGTGATCGAGTTCGGCGCCTGATGCAAACGCTAACGTAAGACCAAGGGCCATATCGTTTGCGGATTGTCGTAACGTCATTTCGCGATATGCCGCCGCCAGCACGACTCGATAAGCGGGATCAGATGGGCTGGCATTTTCTAGCGCTGCTCGAGCCACTATATCATCAACAATCAACTGAAAATCAACTTGCTGAACGACATCAAGAGGAGGTAATAGCGCTAAATTTAAACGGTTACTCATAAATAGTTACTCATAAATAATGCCTTGAAACTCTATTGGTTTGCCATCGATTAATGCGTTGCCGATAATTTTAAATTCGAGCTGATTATTGCCCAGGGATTCCACTGTCATTTCTGACAATTTAAAATCTTCCAACCCATTAGCTGGATTATTAATTGATTCAGCGAGACGAACATACACATTCATATAAAATCTGCGGTCAACATTGTGATCGACCATTTCAAATATACGAGACCCAAAATCACGCGCACCGACTACAGATCCTAAAGGGGTATTAATGACATCAGCTAAACGTTGGCGTAAATAAGGGGTCCCCGTTAATGTTTTACCCGTTACTCTATCTGTGCCTTGTTTCATCACGCAACCTTATATGATCCCGCGCTTGATCCACCCGTAACAACCACTTGTGCATCAGCCTTTATTCCATCGATTAACGCCTCAACAATCGCCTCAACCATGATCGATTGCTTTGAATGTTCTCCACCGGTTACAAAACCTTTTGATTCTAATGTTCTCATAGCTGCAGATGTGATTTTTGACGCACTTAACCCCATTATTTACCCGCCTTGACTTGTGATGAGCAATCGCTATGGGGTGCGCCCGTATAAGCACACACATGTGCACCGGTAACCACGCCCGCGCCATTATTTAAGCTGATATTTTTAGCATCTGAATGAATAGTGACGCTACCTTTGCTGCTCAATAGAGCGTTACCCTTACTATTAATGCTGGTTTCCCCAGCCGTATTGATAGTGGTATCTTTTTCGGTATTTATGATGGCCGATCCTTTATACGTCGCTGTGTAATCGCCAGTGCTTCGGTCGTGACTGATTTGTGAACCGTCACCGAACTGAACAATAAACAAATCTGGATTGTCGCTTGGCGCGGGGGTTTGTGCGTGATAACTGCCAGGGTAAACTTCACCGAGCAACAAATTGCCAGGTGAAATAACCGTGGCACCCTCGCCAACTTCGGGAAACCACCAAACAATTGCCGCACCTGAACGAATAGGTTTAATGGGTAACCAGGCTGTGTGCATAGGTTTTTCAGCGCTACCGTACGCCACTTTTACCAAGTAATTTACAGCGTCGACTTCACTGATTTTCCCGCGAACAACGGTTTCAGACAGCGCGCGCTCGAGGTCATTAATGCGCTGTAATATTTCTGCGAGTTGCTCACTCATTTCGAGTACCTATATAATTGGCTTCATGCGCTAAGCCAATTTCAGGAGCAAAACCAAACAGCGCGTTCGTGGGTAAAAAGTCTGGCTCTTGATTAATCTCGCCGATATAAACGGTTTGTTTTGCAACAACGACCCATGATTCGAACCCTTTATCACCGGATTTAAATAAGCCGGGATAAAGATGTATGTCTTCCGAACTAGTCACTGAGCGACCCAGCCCAAATTTGTTGTTTTTAATGGTTTGAGCCACGGCCGCTGCAAAATTTCTAATTTCTAGCTCTACATTTTTTGTCATAGTTGACAAAATGCAGTGGTAAACCATCTCACATTCAAACGCCATGCGACCATCCCCACGGTTTTCACCCGGAGACATTTCAGCTATCTCAATTAAAACCGCAGGCGACTTGACTCGTACATGATGCCCATTTTCATCATCTGCAGGTTTGTACGATTCGCACGTGTTCAATGGCAATTTTTTATTTAATTCGGTGATTTGCGCGTCGTGTAAATCCGTAAAATTCAGTAGTATGTTATTTTGCATGATTCACCACGTAATTTAATTCTTGTTTAAGCAATCGCTGAAACTCAGCAGGGACCCTCAATTGAAAACGATTGAAAACTTCAGTTGCCTGTTCGCTGATTTCAACCACTTCTGCTTTAACGGGAAATCGACTCGCGCCGACCCTTCTCCACACTCTGGATTTATCGCCGTAAACTTTGCGGTAAAAAGCCCCGGCGTATTTTCGTTTGCCGACTGTCACGCCGCTTTTTGTCTGCCGCGCATGACCTAACATTTCTGCTGGTAATGCATTGACACCCATCCACAAAATGGTGGTTGCATCGAGACCCACACCGTCAGTTGACAAATAAAATCGGGGAGCAAGGGCTTTTTGAGAAACCGCTAAACTTTGCGCCAGCTCTCGGGCCATTCTTGATTTTACCCAGCGCATTGTTTTTTTAATGGCTCGTTGGCCGGCTAACGCGAGTTGCTTTGGAGTGCCCTGAATTAATGCACTCGCTAGCTGTAATTCTTTTGCAAAATCGATCTGAATATTAACGCCATTTTGAGACATTGTTTTGATCCTCAAAGATGGCAGTTTCGGACAAATCGTCCGATAAAAAAATGACGGTACAACCATCACCGTCATCATCATGATCCGCAGCAAAAAAAGATTTTCCCAAATGCGGAATGATAATTTTCCACTCTTTTGATAATTCACTGTGTTCAAGATCACTGACGCATAAAGTGGCCGAAAAGTTTTTTAAAACCAAGCCGCCTTTTTTGCCCTTTACGATCACATCTTCTTCAGGCCCCGCATAAACGCCTTTTATTTTGATGGGCTCGCCGTCTGGTTTTAAAAAAGTAATGGGTTTGCCAAGCCGCCGGATTATCCGGCGGCTTGCCATCGCGAAAGGATCGCGCATTACGCAGATTTAATACGTAATTTACGCACAGCCAGTGGGCTAGTACATACATTGATTGGGTTGGATTGCGACTCAAGATCAACGCCTTTACCCATGCGCTTTGGCTCTGATTTAGAGTAATATGGCAAACCAATCGTATTCACCGTCTCGTTATAGTTTGCAGGAGAAAAACGGGTCAAGAATAATCCTGGCTTATCTTCTGGAAAAACCACGGCCTCACCCTCTTTCATAAATTCAGTGCCGTTCACATCCTGCATAAATTCTTCCCAATAGATGCCTTGCCACAATACTCCAACCCGTACATCATCACGTAATGCACTGCTGTTTTCATATCGATCAAACGCCTTAACAAAATCAGCATTTTCAAGAAGCTCATTAAAGAACGTGGGTGAGACGAAACCGCGATAGCGCTTACCTATAATGCCAGACTGATTTTTTTCTGATGCGCGTTTTACATCTAGCAATTGAGTACGCAAAGGTTTTGTAAAATCGATTTCATGGTAAATATTTTTTTCAGTAATGTTGAAACGCTTAAACAAGTCTTCGATAACATTGCCTGTTGCGCCCAAAATTTTACCGAAAATGGCGCCAATACGGTGGTACTCAAGCGTTACATCTAAACTGATGCGTTGCTCCTCATGTTTTTCCATGATCAGCGCTTCTAATGGTTCAAGCTCGTCTTCGCTGCCAAACGCGCGCGTGTTTTGAATATCATCTGCAAAGATGCTAGCTTCAAGGGGTAAATGCACCGATCTAAACGTATAAATATCGCGTTGTGAATCATCAATGTGCGTGCCATCCGCTCCACGGGGTTTTTCTGGCACCAGAATAAATTTGCCGTCTTTGTATTCAATATCGACAGATGTGGTGCGTATTCCTCGCTCTTCAAAAAGCTTTAATGCAGCGATCCGAGTTTTTGGCACATCAACCGTGTTAATGGATGCAGTTAAAGATTTAACCGTGAATTTTTCTGATGCGATTGCTTGTTCTAAGTCCATTGTGTGATCTCTTAATCTATAAATAAAGGGGGTGACTGTTTACAGACGTACAATAATTTGTTGCGTTGCCAATTCAGCTATTGCCGCTGTTTTTTCTGAGGCTGTGATAGATTCGGGCCATATTAAATGAGTATCTAAAACAGCCGTCAAACGGGTATGCGCCAAAGCGGTGACAGCGGTACCGGTGGCATCAGCTGGGCCAAATAAAATAGCCGTGGCAACATTGCCCTCGGTGGCGCTTGTAGCAATGTCTAACTGCACAAACGTGCCGTCTGCCATTTTTCCGAGTACCGTTGCGCTTAGGTGGTTACCCGACGCTACCGTAATTTCATCTTTAGACAGTCCCGAAATTTCAGACGTGATATGGGCGCTTTTACGCGCGCCTAATACAGAATGATCCATAATGTAATCTCTCAATTTAATTGTTAGTCAGTAAAAATAAAGGCTGTGTTAATTAACGATTTTTATAAATGTCATTCGCGTTTAATTCAGCCTCTTTTTCATCTTTTTTATCAATGATATGTCGAGAGCTATCACTCGTTTCATCAGCGCTCGCTTGTGCGTCATGGATCGCTAACCCGACCATTTTGATAGGATCTTGCATGTGCGTAACCAGTGACTCAAATGAAGCGCTTAAACCCGATGCAGCCAAAGTGTCTTTCAATGCGCTGGCTGATGTGATCATGCTTAAGGCTAATGCTTTAGTCACCCCCGGCTGCAACAGTGTTGCCGACATTGCTGGCATATTCGACTCAACACATAAATCAACGATAGAATAAACGTCGTCTAGAGCCATCAATTCGGGCGCGGGTGTTAATGAAACGTTTAATGCTGTCATGACGTCCGGGCGCTCGGTTTTAATTGATGCAATAAAATCAGCAGCACTTACCGCAGATGCAAGAGGTAAACGTAATTCGGATGGGGTTTTATTGTCTGTATTTGACGTTTCATCGCCATTATTAGCTTTTGCCATAAGTGTTTGTTCCTGGTTTCCTGAGTTAATTTGTGATTGATTAACGAGTTCGCTGATCACATCTTCATAGCTGCCTAATCGGTGAGCCATCCCTTTGTCTACTGCGTTTTGTCCGACTAAAACACCGCCTTGGCCAAATTCGGTTAAGACCGTTTCACGATCTACATGCATATTTCGCGCAATGCGATCAATGAAAATATCAGCCAGTTGATCTGCTTCGTTTTGATAAGATTTTCGCCCTTCTTTTGTGCCGGGGTCCAAACGTTTTTTAGGTGACTGGCTGGATATTATTTCTATGATTTCAGTGTCGTTTTCATCCGATTTAGAGCGTCTGAAACTTATAACCGTACCGATTGAACCCACTCTGGCGGTGGCATCCATCACCACCTCATCAGCAGATGAGGCGATCCAGTAGGCTGCAGAACAACAAGACGATCCGACGTAAGCGGTGATCGGTTTATTGCCTCTGGATTTAAATACCATTTCTGAAAACTCATGAATGCCGTCCGCTTCACCGCCGCCGCTGGCAAAATTGAGTACTACAGAATGAATGTCGGCTCGCTCTTGTGCCGTAGTCCAACATTTAGCCAGATTTTGTGTGGATGTGCCGCCGCAAATATCGTCAAACATACTGGCGTAACGACTTATCACACCTGTTATATGAATAATGCCCACACCCTCACGTACTTCTAAACCGCGACTGACTTCATCACCGCTTTTGCCTTCAAGCGCGGTAATAACTGCATCTGAGACGTTGCTGTTATTACCCACGAATTTTATATTGTCGAGATCACGTGTAGATAACGATTTCATGATATCGAGATAACTTTGCTCCACTGCCCATCTGCGGGACATGAGGAAATCAAGGCTGAGAGCTTTTTTCACGCGTTTTTATCTCCGTCGGGTAATATTTCAGGTTCGTTAAATAAGCCAGGTAAGTTACCCGGATTTTTCACCCCTTCTTTTTCGCAAATTTCTTGCCAACGTTTTTTGGCTTTGGCATTGCGGATCATGTTGTCTTCGAGATCATGGCCATAATCGGCGGCTTCCGATTCAACATTACTGATGTGCGAGTCAACCGCTTTGCGGCGGGTGTTAATGTCTTGTTCGGGGTGCAGGTGTTTGAACGAGTCAAAACGAATGTCTAACGCTAGATATTGGTAGGGATCATTAGCAAAGCCGGGGGCCGATAAACGCCCCGTTGTGATCGCTGATCCGATGGCCCAGCGCCAGATACCATAGCCGACCTGAAAACCTGACAGATTTTCTTGGTCAAAACCAATACCCCGCCGATACTCATTTAAAAACGCTCGAACTAATCGATCATTAAGCCCAGCCCAGTCTCCTGTTAGTAATGCGTAAGGAATGTCTAAACCAGCAGACAACTGCAATGCTTGCCAACGCACGTAATCTGAATAGCCTTGTCCGGTATTGTCACCTTCAAACAATTGCAGTTTTTCACCTGGTACGCCTCGCAACATAGTGCCAACATCCACTGAATTTTGCTCAGACGCTTGGCCACTGTCGTCAAAAAGCGGCTTGCCTGTTGCCGGGTTAAAGTCCCAATCATCTTCTTCAAATTGCTCACGGTATAAAAATCCCGTAAAAGCCGAGCGGTTTTTTTTACGGACTAATTCGGCATCGTCATAATCACCAAACGTTTTGTCTTTTAGTAAAGCGACCGCAGCATCAGGCTCAGCTCTGACTTGTCCAGGGCGAGTTTGTTTGTAATGATGAATAATGTCTTTCACCGGCACTCGTTCAAGATTGTACAAACTCGCCATGTCGATACCATCATCGGGATGACTTTTATAGAGCCAAACCGCCACTTTAAGTTTACCGCTAAACTCAATGCCTTGGATTATTCGATTGCCGTTTCTCAATTTTTCATTCAGTGAAATAGGGCAAAGATCCGCTTCAATTATTTCAACTTGTATCGGAACCGCTAAATTAGCGGTCGAGCGGCGGCGTAAACGACGAATGAAAACCTCACCTGACATGCGCCGCGCCCGAACGGCTAGATCGATAATAGCGCCAAAATTCATGTCGCCCCAAGGATCCAATTGCGTCGCGACTATTTTCCAAAGTTTGTTCAAGGCGGCTTTAAATTTATCGTCCTTACAGACACTAATCAGTGTGAAACCTTTCCCCACTTCGTTAGTCACATTTTTATTAATACCAGAGCGAAGTAATAGGCTGTTTCTGTATCCCGCTCTGGTGCGGTTTCTCAACGGCTGGGCGGCGGCAGCCAGTGCGCGATTAGGGCCAATACTGGGGGCATTCCAACTCATTGCACGCGCTTGATTGGTTGCGCCGTCGTATGCTTGGGACTGCCTAATGGGTTGACCATCCACGCCAACAATTTTAGGGCTAGGCATGGTTACAGCCTCCGATTGACGTCAGTAGCCATACCCGCTAACGGGTTGGTTTTAATGCCAGCCTGACGTTTTAGGCTTCTCAAGATTGTCCGTCTGGATCTATGTAACGCCTCGATTGATCGATACGTCACTTCACGACCATTGATTTTAACGTTCAATTCACCGCTGGCTATCGACTCGTTAATGGCTGCTAGGTCGTCAGATGTAAACATGGTATTTCCTAAATTTTTAATTCAAATGAGGCGCTTACACCCGGCGGCGGCGCTTAATTGGCTTATCTGATAACTCAGCATCACCTTGTAAAATCTCGCTGTTTTCTTCAATGGGTAACGCATAAGCCGGGGGATTATCCCAATCGATTAAATCCGCTTTTTTTTCGTAAATAATCGCCCAGTTATAAACAAATAAATCGAATGTTTCGTTTCTAGAGCGACTTGATGATTTAGTCCATTTGCCCGTTGTGGCATTACGTGTTTCGTCTGATATTTCGTCAAATACCCACTCGGGTAACCATTTTGGAAAATGAACAAAACGGCGACCCGGCTCCACACGATTAATCGAGTGACTAACCGTGTCTTTAATACGATCGGTATTTAATAAAAATATGGGTACATCACCATGGGCCTTGGCCTTACGATCAGAGCGTTTGCTGTTGTCTGGGTATGATTTTGTGATTTTATCGGCGCTTATTCTGCTGCCGCCTTTTATTAAAATGAAGCGACGGGCCAAACCTTGTTTTTTCAGTTTACGATAATATTCATACGCTTGATCGGTTACACCATCCTCACCGCCACTATCACATGATGTTTTGGTAATGGGCATAAAGCGATCGGTATCATCATCAAGCCGGTAATTTCGCTTGATAACCAATTCGGTTATGCGATCCCAATCTTCTAAATATTGACCAGGTGAAATACGCACAAACTTTGTTGCATCGTCCGGGTGAATACGCATTGATTTTTCAATTTTGAAACGATCAATGATAACGCTTTCTAAATCTCTTCCCCAACCCAACACCATCACGTCGAAACGACTCGTTTTTGTTCCACCTTGCACATCGACGGATGCTGTTAGGAACCTGACCCATGCAGGCACCAACCTTTTACCTAATCGTTCATCACGGCGCTCCATCAAATCGTTAGCGGTTCGTTCTTGATCGCGAGGTGGTGTAAACGGTTTTCCTTGATCGGTGTTAACCGTGGCTTGCAGATCTTCTAAATTGCCCGTTTTCTCATATTCTTGTAATGCGGATAAATATTTATAAACCAGTTGGTTCCAAGATTGAAAAGCGGCGGTTGGCCCCTTTTGCCAAAAAGACGCGATGCGACTTTCTCGGGCCTCGCCTTGCATTTCTCGGTTTTGGTCTAAATAACACCCCTGTGGCACCCAAAGACCCGATTTATTTTGAGCTAATTTGAAACGGTCTTTACCCATCCGATCATCTTCGTAATGCGCCTCGTCACAATGCGGACAAACGATTTCGACCGTTTTACTGGCTTGATATGGGTCAGTTTCGTTAGTGTCGTAACGCAATAAATCAAAATCAGGCTCGTACCATTCTCCACAGTCGGGGCATTGCCAGTTGAAGAGCCTTCGATCACCTTGGTTATAAAGCGATAGTATTCCCCCAGTTGGGGGCGCTTCGTGAGCTGAGGAAACTTTATAGCTGGGGTCGGTCACCAAAAAGCCGGGGCTAGATTCAGCTAGCACCATTCCTGACGACATAAACGTTTGTGTTCGTTTTCCGGCTAATATAAAACCTGATCCCTCACCGCCAATATCTGGCGGCATACGGTCGTAATCGGTCAGCGCAACACGTTTCCAATCACTCGATGCGAAAATATTTTTAGTGGGCCAACCCAGACTTAAAAAATTACCACGTTTAAAAATTTTACTGTGAACATTATTGTCGTGGCCTCTTGGTGATAATTGGGCTCGTACTTCATCACTGGCCGCGGCTTCACGGTCAAATCGTTTTTTACTATGCTCGGCGGCTTTATCTTGCGTTATTTGCACCAGCAGAAAATCTGCAGGATCATTAACAATAGTGTGCATTAGCCAACCGTCGACTAATGACACGGTTTTAGCTGTTCGAGCAGGGCCGGCAAAAATAACCGCGTCATATTTACGAGATTGAAGGCAGTTCATTGGCTCATGCATATAAGGCACAAGATCACCGTCCCACGGAACCATTGATCCAGACTCTTCAACGTACAATAAACGCCTGGCACTTTCTGACAGTTTTTCTCGAATTGGCGGTTTCATCAATTCAATGACGTCACTACGCACATCAGATGATCGCGCATAGGGATAGTCATAAATTGACATGATGCCCCTAAATCTCTTTAAGTTTTGTTAACTGTTGGTATAGCTGCTGCCTAAACGCATCCGTTGCGACTTCTAATTCTTCTAATTGATCAGGAGTAAAACAGCGTCTTCGCTCCATTTTGTCCGGTAGTGAGTCGAAAAAAGAAATGGTTTTTTTGAGTGGTGAAACTAATCCATCTCTGTGATTAACAACGGGGATAAGATCACCTATTTTTTCTTGAAATTTTAATCGCTCGTTCTCAGACTGAAACCACTCCTTTCTTGATTTTGGATCAAGGTCGTCAATGTTAATTTCACCCGATCCACCGGACCCACTGCCCTGAAACAAAACCGTCGCCACATCTTTCAAAACATATAGTGGTGCGTTTCCAGATTTCCCGACTGATTTTAATCCTGCCGCTGTTAATTTCTTTTTAACGGTGTCTCGATGAATGCCAAATGCGTCACCTATTTTTGTTAGGTTCCAATGGAACGCCTCGTTTATTTGGGTTATTCCTGCCATGGCTCACCTCGCAAGAATTAATCAATTTATTTATTCAAACAGAAAATAGCAGGGCCAGCCTTTGCCATATCATACACATTCAATGCCCCACTTTTCTTGGATGGATTAATTTTTCCATCCTTTAATCGTTTGCGAATGGTCGGTCTTGAAATATTAAACATGACAGACATTTGAGAAATATTTAGATATCGATCTGGCATATTAAGCACCTTTTAAATACATATTAGGTCACTCTAAGGCCAGTAAACACGCGGCATTTTCCACCAAAGTGGAAACAGTGCTGCTGCCACATAGAAAAGCGAAATATTTTCCAATCCCCGCGAGGCTTACCCCCGTGGTTAATACTGAAGCCCTCAGGGTCCCCGACGTTTTATTCACCCGCTTATGCATTCTTATTGATATAAGCCCGTAAATACTGACACTTTTATTCATGCATTCACTTGTTATGCAGTTGTCATTCATTTGCTGCGATCTGCCATCATGCGACTATATCCAAAACAAATATTGACGATGAGAAAAACAAACCCGCCTACGCTGATAATATCTGATGCGTATATAGTAAAATCACCGCTGAACACTTGGACTAGACTCGAATTTAACAAAGACTGTTCGCTCGATGATATTTTTGCTCCCCCTATTGCTAGTGAGCCTGCGGTACATGTAGCCGCTAAATCCGATGCTTTGCTTATCATTATTTAACCACTCCTAGCATTTTACTTTTATCGCTGCTGCTTTTAGTTGTGCCGACCCAGTATGCTATTGATGCCGCCCACGCGGTTAAAACTTGGCCGAATACCATATACAATATGCTTGCGTTTGCGGGGGGTATTGTTGCGACTATCAGGGCATAAGAGCCAGCCGATACCATTGCTGTTAGTAATAGGCATAAAACCGCTGGCATGGGGCTATCGTTATGATGTGTCCTAGCACTGTCCCTGTCTGCGACTTCAAGCTTAAAAACATCAACGCCCAATTCTGCCATTTTTAATTTAAAATCAGCGTCCGATTGTTTGATTTTTAGTAATTGGTCAGGATTAGCATTCACGATCAGACGTTCTAATTCTTGCTCAGTCGCGCTGTCATTACCCAACAAAGCAGTAGAAAGCGCTTTAATTGCACTGCCCGCCATGGGTCCACCCAGCGCCGAACCGATAATTGGCGCAATGCTTTTAACTATTGATTGCCATTTCATTGCCATTCTCCGCTTTGTAATTGCTCTGCTAGCTCATGCGCTCGTCTGCCAACCTGATCTGCATATCTACTATCTAATAGTTGTGCGGATGCTTCGGCAAAATCTTCACTTTCCAATGCGTTCAACATGTTTTTGAAATTTAGGAGGCCGCTCACGCCTAAATTGAACGCCATATTGACCAAAACAGCTTGACGGCATGGGGTGATATCTCTAAAAATGGGTAGTTTGCGACGCAAATGTTCTTCAAAATAAACAATATCGTTATCGAGCATGACCATGGCTTCATCTTCTGAAATGCCTTTGGCTTCTAGGTTTCTGCCTACGCCAATTGTTAACTTGTCTGATGTGCACTTGTACGGTTTAAGCCTTAATCCTTCATGACCAATTAGTTGGCATTTTAGCTTTTCGTAATTCATCATAGAAATCTCAGGTATAAAAAAGCCCCAGCGGTAAGGCTGAGGCAAAGGGAATAAATAGTAAGTAGTTGTTGGCTAATTGATGCTTTTAACAGGTTGCCACCCTGAACTAATCCCTCTCATAGAGCTTGTGCGGGATACGTTGCAATCACACATAAAAAAGCCCCTAGAATTACCAAGGGGCTGGTTACAAATACTGCGACTATGGGAATAATGTACTCTTTTTATTGGCAATAAAATCACCAAGTATGGTGATAATTGATTTATTTAACGCAACATTACCTCTTTTTCCGCCCTATCCAGCCAGAACCCCTGTGAATCTTTATTTTTTATGTACATTTCCATTAAAGGCACTCTCAGCTTTCTATCTAAAGTTTCAATAAAGTCATCAAGCTCTCTTAATGAGAGCGGAACAAACACCTCTTTATTATTTGATACGGGGACTCTTGTTTGCGTTGCTGTGGCATCAAAAGGGAGCTCAACACCTTGTGCTTTGTTTGAACGAGCCTCTCCGGCTTTTGTTAGCCGGCCTAATCTTTTATCATAGTTGGTTTGTGAGCGTTGGCTTTGAATAAACGCATCCATTAAGCTTGTGCCAATACCTCCATCCGTTCGATTTTTCCAAAAACTACCCCAATCTCTTAGCTCAGATCTAACTTGTTTTATTGTTCTGTCAGTCTCTTTTATTAACAAAACGGTATATCTCCTCAATGCTGTAACCTAAATACTTAAGAATTTCAAAGACGTTTAGAAATGAAGGCTCGGTTTTTCCTGTCTCATACCTGCACAATGTATTTTGAGAAATCCCGTACTGAACTGAAAGTTCAAGTTGAGTGTAACCCCTAGCCACTCTTGCGGTTTTTATTAGCACCCCACCTTTCATGATTGATGCTTCGATTCAGGACAAGGACAATCAATAAGTGCGCGAGCTATATTCCTCTCGAGCTCTTTTATTTTCAACTTATATTCGATTTTCAATTGCTTGATTTGCTCAATGGTGTATTTTTTTGGATCGTGCTTACCTTCGATCCATGCAACCCGTTCAACGCCTATTTTTTTAACTAAATTAACTCGGTAGCTGATCAAATTACCGCTTAAATGGTTGTTGCATGGTGCACACTGCTTATGTACGTTGTCAGGTTCAAACCGTAATTCTGGGGTGCTTCCTTTGCTTCTGTAATGCCCTGCATGGTATTGCCCTGAGTGGTGTCTCTGGCAACTGATGCAAGGCTGGTCGGCATCGGTAAGGCGGACCCATTTGTTGAATATCGATTCAAGCTCTTTTTTGTGATAATTAGCAGTCTTCAAAACCTCCCGCCTTAACTTTAAATCCTTGCGTTTGCGTCTCTCAGCTTCTACTCGAGTGAGCTTTAAGGCACATTCAGGTGAGCAAGCTTTTTGTAAACTGTTCCACTGATCAAAGTTTTTTTTACATTGTTTGCATTTAGCCATTACTTTTCCCTATGCTTTGCCGCTTCTGCTTTGAGCCAAGTGTTAGCTAGTTTTCTTTTTTCGACGCCACCTTTACCGTAAATTTTTGAATATGCAGTGCAGGCAGCTTGTCTTAAACCAATTGGTATAATTTTTAACATGTCCGTTATCCATTTCAGATCCGACTCTCTTTTATGTCTGTAGTGATATTGAGGTGGGTATATATCCATGCTCATGCCGCTTGGTCCTTATCTAAATACTGGAGAGGTAAACCATTGTTTTTCAAATAAAAAATAATGGTGTCCCGGTACCAGTTGTGCTGCTGAGTGTTCATTAAGCTAGAGATTTGAATGACACCAATAAAAACCACTTGCTGCTCTCTGGTCATGGTAAAAAATCTAGCTGATTGCAGTGCGTGGCCAATCACCGGCCCTATCTCCTTATCAGCTAAAATAATGGGCAAACCAAAATCGATTTTGCATTCACCCCCCACTGTTTTTAAATCTGTATCTGTAAACTTCGATATCTGTTTATAGAAAACATGCAGTTGAGCGTTAGCGGATAAACTTCGATTTTTAGGCTTAGGTGTAATATTTACGTAAAATGGTTGAGTGGGGTTGTGAGATAGGATCCGATTAACTTCATCAATAAAAACGCTCCTGTTTGTTAGTGACAGCAAAAAGTTTTTTAATACTACTGGTTTTAGTGTTTGGATTTGGCTCATGCTATAAGCTCCAATGACAGTAACTCTGGCATGTTTGAATCAACCAACGCTTTTGCAAGTGGTGGACAAACTGAATTACCACACCTGGCAACTTGATTTTGTTTGGTTACCTTATTGCCATGCTTGTCTACATCGATTATGTAGTCAGATGGAAATCCTTGTGCATTGAATAACTCCCGGGGACTTAACATTCTCATGCCAATATCTACAATCTGGTAATCCTCCCCTTTAATCGTTACTAGTCCAAACCTATCTCGGGTTGTAACTGTGTGCAGTGGTTCTTTTAAATTGCACCCGTCTTTTTCATTGCCATAATATTTAATTAAAAAGGCTCTGACTTCGCCCATGTGTCCACCGCCACTGGTGATGGTATGCATAGGTTCGTTCATGTGGTGGCCGGTGCAGCCATTGCGAAGTTTTATCATGTGGCTGGTAACTAACGAGTTATGATCCTTAGTTGTAACCGTGGGCAATGGCTTATCAACTCCTACCCCCACAACGCCTGTGTAATGCTTTGCTATAAACGCTGTGACTAGTGCAAAATGCCCGCCTTTTACCCCTGCGCATATTGTCCTTAGTGGCTCATTCAGTAGCATGTTTCGTTGGTTACTGGCGTTGGCATGCTCGGTTATGAACGGCGCAACCTCATTTACTACAAAGGGCTTATCACTATCGATTACATAGCGCTGTATACCCTTTGCTATCCTTTTCAATGTGTTTTCGGCTAGCGGCTTTTTACGTTCAAATATAGACGGGCAAGGTATAGACCAATCAATACAGGTCGCTGCAGTCTTCCAAGGTTTTAATTTTCCACGTTTAACCATCGGTGAATCAGGGGATCCGTGGGTTGGATTGGGCCACTGTATTTTTTGGCCATCTCTCCTAGCAACTAAAAATAGGCGTTTTCGAATTGTTGGAGCTCCATAGTCACACGCACGGAGCTCTTTAAATTCAACCTGGTAACCTTGGCGTTTTAGTGCATTAACAAAAGAATTAAATGTACGTCCTTTATTATCTGGGCAAGGCATTCCATTTTTTAAAAGTGGACCCCAAGTTTTAAACTCTTCAACGTTTTCCAACATTATTACTCGAGGACGGGTTGTAGCTGCCCACCTAATAACTATCCATGCAAGGCCTCGAATATTTTTGCTGACCGGCTTAGAACCTTTGGCTTTAGAAAAATGTTTGCAATCTGGGCTAAACCAAGCAAGGCCAACTGGTAGACCGTTAACGACTTTACGAGGGTTAATATCCCAAACTGACTCACAAAAATGTTCAGTTTCAGGATGATTCATTTCGTGCATTCGAATTGCATCAATATCATGATTAATAGCAATATCTACATGACGTCCCGTTGACTGAAAAATACCCTGGCTAGCACCACCTCCACCCGCAAAATTATCAACAAATAATTCCCTAAAAAGGCTCATGGTTTTTTGCACGGATTCTAAATGTTTAGCTTGGGTTGGTGTGAGTATTGGTGTGAGTATTTCCATGATTAACCCCATTCCTTTTCTTTGGCTGGCTCTGGTGCTTCTTCGTCATTGCAGACAAATCGCTGATAATCCAGTTGATTGGTTAGCATCTTCACGCACGTTTCACCAAATCGAACCTTGTTAAATATTTCGTGTGTAAACATGCCTTTTTGCGGCTTTGAATTTTCGCTGTCGGTATGCAGAAAAATTAATAAATCAGAGTCGTTTTCGATTGCGCCAGTTTCTCTGAGGTCGCTTGCAGTGGGTATGCCCGTGGTGTTTTTCTTCAGTTGCGCAAGTACAATCCCAGCACACCCTAATTCCATGAATAGATCTTTTAGTCGGTTACTCGCGGTGGTTAGCTCGTGATACATAGAGCCGCTGCCTGATATTTTTATACGCTGAATGTAATCAAAACAAATTAGGTCTAAATCACCATACTTGGCTTTGATTTGACGTGCCTTGCGCTCTATGTCGTCAATAGTCAAACCTGAACTATCATCGACGTGCATTTTTGAATTTTTAATTACCTGGGCGGCGTCTGATACGTGTGACCATTGACTGTCATTCATATCTGCCGTTTTAATGGCAGAAAATGGGACGTTGCCAACGTCAGAGCATATTTTCATCATCACTTTTTGGCGCTTCATTTCAGTACTGAAAAATAAAACCCTGCGCCCCATTTTTGCAAAATGAGTCATTATGTTAATTGCTTTGGTAGTTTTACCGGCACCAGATTTAGCCGCTATTGCGACGTAGTCACCCCGATGTAAACCACCACTCACCTGATCGATGTGTTCGTCACCCGTTGACATGCCAGACATTTCGCCGTCTGCATTAACTAAACGTTCCATTTCTGCAATGAAGCTTTCAGCCAGTGCGGGGCCGTCATAAATTAATTCTTCGCCCTTGTTTTGGAATAGGCCTTCTAAGTCACTGTAAAGATCTTGCCTTGCATATTCATACTCTGCGGTATCATAAACGCGATCTAGCGCCTTGTGGCAAGCCTCGATAATTTTACGCCCATTCCAGTGGTTAACTATCATGCTGCAGTATTCAGTCACGTTTGCAGAGCTTGGTGTGTCCCTCGCCATTTGCACTAAATATGGGAAGTGGTCGCCCGTTTGGAATTTATTTTCCAAATAATCCCCAAGCGTCGTGATATCAATCACTGTGTTTCTTGATGCCAGCTCTTTGATACAAGTAAATATTTGCTGATTTGTTAGGTTGTAGAAATGATCGCAGGCAACCAATTCCAGCACTGAGTTTAAACAACCGTTGTTTATCAGAATTGAACCGATGATGTTTTGTTCTGCAAGACAGCTTTGAGGTGGAATTTTTAAATCATTCATGATCAATCTCTCCACTGCTTTTCATTCAGTAGCTTAGGCAGTTGCATATTTTCAAAACGATTGAAGCCTTGAACGTCATGTGCTTTTTCTATGAATTGGGAAAGTTGATTTATTTCAGCCTTGAAATCTTCAAGAGAATTTTTATTGAAGTAAGCAGAATTGAATATTGACTTAAAGTTTTTATCAAAGGTTTTAGTTTTTGGTGAAGTGTCAGTTTTGCCGATATTAGATTTACAAGATTTCCACTTTTTCCAGATGTGTTCAAATGCAGATTTCAAGCGTGAAAGATTGGCTTGCCTATCACTATCTTTTATATCTTTATTATTACTAACATTATTACTATGTTGTTCGGTTGGTGATTCACTTTGCTGTTCGCACCCACTGCTCAAGCCCTTTAAATATGCGACTTCTGACCGTTCGATTGGCTGTTCGGTTGGCTGTTCGATATTTTGCCACTTTTCCCAGTTATTTAGGGTGATGATTTGGCCTATAAAATGACCTTTATGCTTAACATTTGACTTTGTGATGATGTCTAATTTTGCAAACTTTTCTAAACATCTATGCACTTTAGAGTCACTATCAACCCCAGCGGCTTCACCAAGCTCTGTGCGCGATATTATTAACTGCCCTTCTCTTAGCTCTATCGTTTTACCTTTGTAAGTGGTTTGCTTTTGAGTGTGCTGAGCTGCCATGATTAACTCTATAAAGATAGATTTAGCTTCAAGGTCTTTTTTCCAAAACGATTGCTTTTTAATATCCCGCCAAAGTTTTATGTAACCGTTCTTACTTGGCATTTCACGCCTCGGGTTAATATTTGTGACTAACGATAAAACAGTCATTACCCCACCACCCGCAAATGTGTCATTTTAAGAGTTTCAGCTTGATACATGGCGTGTTCTGCTTTAATTGCATCATCTATCAGTTGCTTGATATCTCTGCGCTTCATGGGCGTTGTGTTGAAGCCGTTGGCAATTGAAAGTTGTGCTTTATTGCCGTAACCCTGAATGTTGATATTTT